TCGACGATTGCCGCGGCGGTCTCGTCCGTGTAGGTCGGGTTGTCCTCGATGATGATCCCGCTGAAGGCACGGAGCGGATCGTAGGCCGAGAGGGTGATCCTTCTCTCTCCCTGCGTGGCGCCCTCGATGATCCCCTCGTAGAGCGGGAAGTAGTGGAAGAGCCCGTCGGCATCCCGCACGCCACCGCGCACGCGAAGAATCCGCCCGAGGTGCCAGTTGTTCCGGAGAAGCCAGTGCGGCAGCCCGGCACGCGGAGCACCGAGACAGACGTGCGAGAAGAGGTTGTCGATGTTGTCGACCTCGACGGAGAGCTCCGATGCTTCCGACGAGTTCAGGTGCAGATTGATCCGGTGCGCGATCGCTCCGAGGCCGAGCATCCGGCCGGAGAGGTCAGCCCCCACGTAGACCTCGCGATCGTCGATCAGCTCCGGATCCGCCGGGTCGATCATGGAGTGCTCGATTCCGGGCACGTCCCGGTAGAGACGGACGGGCGGTCGGTCTCCGCCGACGGCCGGATCGCGCCGGTCGTAGGGCCCGATCTCCGCACGGAGCACCAGGCGTGGCATCCGCTGGAGCTCGAGCTCGGCCTCTCCAGGGAGCTGGATCATGGGTCGTTCCTCTCGTACATCTCAGCACCGGTCGGGTCCTCCTCCGGAGGGAACTCGCCGATCTGGCGGAGCCGCAGGGATGACAGGGAGTAGATCTCCGCCCCGGGAGTGGGCGCGAATCCGCCAGCCACGCTCGCCTCGAACCGTCTCCCCTGCGACAGGTAAAGGAGGTCCCGCCCGAAGTCACCCGACCAGGTCTGGTAGTGCCGGGCGATCTCGGTCGCGTCCCAGACCTGCTGATCGTAGCGGACCAGGTAGAAGGTGCCGGCATAGGGAACCGTCTCGTCCGAGTCGATCGTCGGGAGGTCCTCGGACGGAGCCACCACGATGCGCTCTCCGAGCATGTCGGGCACCTCGTCCGTGAGCGCGGAGAGGAGGAGCGACCCGTCGTGGTAGATCTTGATTCTGGTCTTTGTCACGCCCGAGTCGTCCTCCGGCTCCCACGTCCAGACGAGATGGAGGAGATCGCCGGGAAGACCAGGGCTCGCGATCTCCTCCCACCAGGTCGTCGTCGTCGCGTCCGTGTTCCGGATCAGAGCAACGCCGGCGTCCTCGTTCGTGTCGTTTGGAGATCGGAAGCAGAAGAGCCACAGGTGCGCCGGCGTGTCCGGGTCGTAGGCGGTGAGGAGCGGAACCCAGCCGACGCCTCCGCCGCGGTAGGACCAGCGGCAGACGACGAACACCGTCCCGCGGTCCCCGTACATGGGGACGACGTACTCCGGAGACGCAGCGGCTCGGGTTTCCTCACCGAGGAAGCGCGGGACGAGAGAGGACGCCTCGCCACCGATCGCCGCGTCACCCGGAATCACCTGGAACTGGTAGCCGGCGAACTCCATTACGTCGCCTTCGTTCCCCTGGTTGATGGTGATCTCCGTCTCGACGTCCGTGAGAACGCCCCAGATCATGAGCCTTCGCCAGCCCTCGCCCGGGGCGTGAACCGTCTCCGTGTCGCCGTAGACCTGAGACACATTCGAGAGGGAGAGGATGACGTGAGCGCAGCCGCGGACATAGACCGAGAAGGAGACCGTGTCCCCTGCCGTCAGTGAAGTAAAGGTCCTGCCAAAGTACTCCGCCTCGGAGCCCTTTCTCCAGACGTGTGCGCCGGAGAGGCTGGGCTCGATCGGGTCGAAAGACTCGTCGGGTCCGAGGTGGTCGTACTGGTCCCCGGAGCCTTCGGGTCGCGTCGTCCAGTCGTCGTTCTCCCCGGAGGGGGAGCTGAGCGAGAACGTCGCGTCCGGGAAAGCCTCCTCGATCGTCGTCCCGTAGAGGGTGAGGCGCCGGTCGAGGCGATCGGCCGCCCGGTGAGCGCAGCGCACCATTTCCGGGCGCTCCCGCTCGTGCCGCATGAGCGGGTATCCGTCGTGACCGAGGGGGAGCGGCGGCGAGCCGATCTCGGGGAGCGAGCAGCGCGTGAACGGAATCGAGAGCAGTGTGGTCTCGTCGAACTCCGGGAAGAACGCCACGGGAGAGCGGAGCGTTTCCGCCAGCGTGAGCGTCCCCTGTAGGGTGGCCCTGACAATCGACGGGTCGAAGCCGAGGAGAAGCCTCCTTGGACCTCCCTCGCGGCGAAAGCCGCCAGCCGCGAGCGGCGCTCCCTCGGGAGCGGAAACACCGGAGACCTTGACCACCGGGTTCGTGTCGTCCGTCTCGAGGAGGGTGACGAGTCCCCAGTCGCGTGGTAGCCGGCGGAGTCCGCGGAACTCCCACGTGTAGGTCCCGACCTCGTCGGGCCAGTCGGGATCGGTCGGGAGGTATAGAGTGACGCCAAATCCGACCGCAAGGGGCTTTCCGCTCCACGTCAGTCCGACGTCGTGTTCCCCCAAGAGGAGAAACGGACCGTACGAAATAGCCCCGGTCGGGTTCAGCTCGAGGTCGTACCAGCAGAAACGGATATAGGAGCCAGCGGAGCCTGGCCTTCGGCGGAGGGAGATGTGCAGGGCATACCGGGCGGCGTGAACCGTCGGCTCCCCCCGGGCCCGGGGGAGCGGCATGTCCAGGGGCCACCCGCCGTCCTCCTCAGAGACCAGCTTCCCGCGGAGCATCGGCGCCGTGATGATGGTGTAGGGTCTATCCCTCACCGGGCGCCCTCCCCTTGTAGACCGCCGTGTACTCGTCCGTTCGAGCCTCGACGAGGGTCAAGGGTAGATTGACGTGCGAGCTGTCGCCGCCGAACGGCGCCTGCTCTCCGGTCACGATCTCGTACTCGCGCCCGAACAGGATCTTCGCGATCTCCTTCGTCTCGGAGCGCGTCCACCACTCGTACTGGCGCCGCGCCCAGTAACTCTCGTCTCCTGTGCCGGGCGGGCTGGAGATGTGCGAGTCGGCGTCGACACGGAGGAGCGCGATCGTGCCATGCCACCGGCCGACGGAATGGGCTTCGAGGTCTACGGCGACCGAGCATGTGCTATCGCCCGAAGTACTCGTCGCCACGATCCCTTCGGGCGCTCCATCGTAGAAAACCTCGAGGCGGAGCGTGAGATCCCCGTCGACGACTCGGTACGTGAACACGACGAAGAAGACGGTCGTTGGGTCCACGTCGGCGAGCTCGGCGGTGGTGATGCCCACGATGGAGGACTGCCCCGACCGGATGTAGGCGCGGATCTCGGGATCCCCGTCACCGTCGGCATCCGTCATGGCGATGAAGAAGTCAGACGTGCTCGATGCGGCCATTCCGATGATCCCGCCGGTCGTCGATCCGCCGATGAAGTTCGGCCTCCAGAAGAACGAGACGCGCCCGGCGTACCCGGCCAGCCGTGACGCGATAGACCAGAGCGTATTCTCCCGCTCCACGTCGCCCGACGCAGTGAGGCGACGCTGGTATGCGGTTGGTCCGTGCCAGGCGCAAGAGGTGATGCTCCCGGCGCCCCAGTACGTGTCCCGGCACTCCTCCCCCTGAGCGCACGCAACCCAGAGCAGGGATCCCTCGTCTGCGGTGAGCTTCACGGTGACGGATCCGGAAACACCCTGGACGCCGACGAAGACCCGCTGAGGAGTCGTCGAAGGCGTGAGCGTGGTCGAGTTCCGCGGCACGCTTCCTTGCGCCGGCGTCTGCTCGAGTGTGACGATGTCCGCAGACGAACCCCAGACCCAGACGGAGAAGATACCGGGCGCGGCGGTCGCGAGAGAGAAGGTAAGCGCGAGCCCGGTCGAGGATGCCCCGACCTTCCAGCGGACAGCACCGGGATCGGCCTCCACGGGCAAGGGGACTTCCGCGTCGAACTCGGTCGTGTCGTTGACGCCGGAGGCAGACCAGCCGAGGTTGCCGCTGCCTGTCGGGGATGACGGGTAGACCAGGTTCTCCCAGTCGTTGTCGTCGCCCTCCGCAAGGACGAGCCCGCGTCCGAGCGGCTCCATGTTCTCGAAGCACGCCACGGCGGAGGGTATCGACGGACGCCAGATCCCGCTTCGATCCTGGAAGTAGCCGCGGCGCCCGGGCTCGTTCGTCTCGCCGGCGTAGGTGTAGGGCTGCTGGCCGATATAGGAGCGAAGGCTGTCCTGGAACGGGACGAGCAGCCGCGTGAACGAGTTGTAGTAGGGGAATGCGGCGACGCGCCGGCCCTCCTCGATCCAGCGGAGGATTTCGGTCCGCACGGCGATCGGCACGCCCTCCGCGGCGATCCACAGGTTGCGACGGAGCGAGACGGGCGCCCGCGTCTCGCGCCCCTCGGCGGTCACGCGGCGGTAGTCCTGCGACTCGACCTCCTGGACACCGAAGGCGGGAGTCAGACCGTCGACACCGAAAATCTCCGAGGAGAGATTGATCTCCCGGTAGGACGGCGGGAAGACGCGGGCGGGGTAGATGTACAGGTAGGCCCTCTTGCTCGCGGCGATCGTCCCCGCCGAGAACGAGACGGCCAGGCCGAATGGGAGTGCGATCCAAGTCCCGGCCGTGTAGTCGTACCCAACACGAATGCGACCGGACAGAGCGGGGGACGCCTGTGTGAAGTCGCCGCGGTAGAGCCGCCACCTCACTGTGAGGCTGTACTCGTCGGACTCCCCGACGTCGCCGGAAGCGTCAGGGACGAAGACCAACGTCCGGTACCAGGACTCGTCTTCGCCCGGCTCCAGCGGAGCCATCGCCCGGATCCGGATGACGGAAGTGCCCCAGCCGGAGTCGTACGTGATCGCTCCCGGACCCCCTTCTCCGCCGTGTCCGCCATAGATCAACGCCTCGTTTTCTGGCACCGTCGCGAGAACCAGGTCCTGGAAGTACGAGCCGACGCCCATCAGCTGATCTCCCCGCGGGCGATGCGGAGGAGGAGATCGCGTGTCTGCCGTGCGAAGCGAAGAGCGTCCGCCTCATTCCCCATCAGCGGACCGTTGTTTTGCAGAGTGACGCTCAGCGGAGCGTTACCGACATGGGCCACGGAAGGGCGGAGAACGGGTGAAGGGTGATGAAACTGAGAAGAGAATGCGCTCTCTGACATGCCGGGCGTGTATCCGGCGAAACCGCCCCCGCGGGGTCGGTTCGGGTCGTACGTCTGTGCCTGGAAGATACCGGCCTGCGTCGCGCCGGTCGTACGGGCGAGCATCTCGTGGTAGGTCTCTCCGGCCCCGCCGGAAGTACGGAACCAATCGTAGATCTGCTTCGCCCCCCACGCGAGGCCGGTCACCTCTGCGGCCATGATCGCGTAGGGGGCAGCAGCGCTCGCGGCGCTCTTTGCGGCCGCTCCGATCTTGGCGAGTGTGCCAGGGGCCGCGGTAGACGTGGGCCACATCTCGCCGGCCGCCGCCGGGCCCATCTCCAGGACGGCGCCACCGCCACCACCTCCAAGAACCGAACGCCCAGCCGTGGCGTAGCCGAGCCAGCTGCTACCACCGCCGCCACCACCGCCGCCGCCACCGCCGAAGACCTTGTCGAGCCCCGAGAGGATCCGCGTGACCGCAGTGATCCCGCTCATCCAGCGGTCGAACGTCTGGAGCATCTTCTGGAGACCCTTGTCGTTCTCCGCGATGAGGCCAAGCAACGTGCGGAATCCGCCAATGAGATCGCTCAACCCCTGCCTGGCCATTTCCTGGGCGCGGCGGTTCGACTCGGCGATTCGCTCAGCGAGCTTCCTGCTTTCCTCGGCAGACCGCTGCTTGTGCTCGATCTCGTCTTCCATGAGCGGGAGGACGTTGTCGATGGTCTCGATCGCGTCTTCCTCGGCCTTGACGAAGAGCTCGAAGGCGTCGGTGGGCAGATCGGGGCGCGGGACGCTTTTGAGGTTCTTGTTCAGACCGTCGACCTTGTCCGCTGCGTCGGAGGCGGCGTTCCCGACGGTGGTGATTCCCTCCGCGGCCGGACCGCTCGCGGTTCCCACGCCGTACATCGCAGCGACCTGGTCTCCCATCACTGCGGCGAAGTAGCCTCCGGCCTCGGCAGCCTCTTTCGTGCTCTGGCGCACATTCCCGGCCCACGACTGCATCCCGTCAGCTGTCTGCCGCAGCTTCTCGGCGGCACGGCTCAAGTCATCGCCGACACCGGGAAGACGCGACATGCCCTCGAGAAGGGAGGCGATCCCGTTGATGAGCCTCGCGATCGTCTCGGAGGCCATGGACGCGATCAACCTCTCGAGCTTCTCGAACTCGTCGTGCCAGGTGATTGCAGCTGCGACGACAGCGCCGATCCCAACGACGGCAAGGCCGATCGGGTTGGCTGCCAGGAAGGCGAGCGCGACCGATACGCCCTTGATGCCGAGCGTGACCATCGGGAGGATCCGGAGCAGGGCTCCGAGCGCGAGGATGAGTCCGGCTCCACCGGCGATCGCCGTGCTCACTCCGATGAGGACCTTCGTTGCCGTCTCGTGTTCCGTCGTGAAGTCTTTCACGGCCTCGGCGCCCTCGCTGAGCTTCGCGATGTAGGGGGTGAGCCCGTCCTTGATGATGTCTCCGATCGCCGCGTAGGCGAGCTCGATGTTCGTCCGGAGCGATGCGGTCTTTCCGGAGAACTGCTCCGATAGAGTGGCCGCGTCGCCCAACATCGGAGCGGTCTCCTTCATGATCCCGTTGAGCTCGGCCTGACGCTTCTCCGCGATCGTGAGCTCCTGAACTCCCTTCCCGATCGACTTGGCGTACTCCTTCCACATGATCGACACGTTCTTCGTGACGCCCGCATTGTCGACGAGCTGGGACATTTCGTTCTTGAGCCCCTCGGTCGCACGAACCACGGACTCTCCGAACTGAAGCGTCCCCTGCCGGCCGTACGCCGCGGAGTCCTTGAAGGCGTTCATGAGCCGCGTCGCCTCGTCGAGGCCGAACCCACGTGCGAGGAGGTTCTTGAGACCGGCCGCCGCCTCCCCGACCGTCATGAGACCGTCGGAGGCGAGCCCGACAGCGGCCTGCTCCGCAGCGCCTACGTCCGTTCCGAACGCACGGGCAACGGACCGGAGCCCCGTGAGCGCAGCCTCTACCTGGTTGGAGGCGTCAATCGCGTGTTTCGTGGAGAGAACGAACCCGGCGAAGATCCCGGCCGCAGGAAGTGCCGCCTTGTTGATCTGGTCGATCGTGTTCTTGTGCTTCTTCTGGAACGCCTCGAGGCCCCTCGAGGCGGACTCAAGGGCCCGCCCCGACTGGTCCATCGCCTCGATGATGTAGGAGACCTTGTAGGCCATGGTTCACTCGACCTGTCTGGAGGTGATCCCCTCCACTGCGGCCCGCACATTCAAGAAGAGCTCCCACCAGTCGCAGCGCAGGAGCTCGGACGGGAGCACCCCATAGCGCGCCCCCGTCAGGTCAAGGAGCCGAAGGAGCTCCCTCGTCACGAAAGGTGCCTTCCGACACCTCCGGGCCGGTCTTGATCCCGGAGAAGACGCTGATCGCCTCGTACACGAACATGAGCTCCTCGCCGAGATCGTCGACCGTGGGTCTCCCGTTGGTCGCGGCAAGGCCAGGAAGCGCCAGCGCCGGCTCGATCACTCCGAGATGCACGACCATCTGGATGAAGCTCGATCCGAGCTCGGGATCCTCCAGCGCCGCGACGTTCTCTTCGCCGCGCCTCGTAGCGCGCTGGATCTTCTGCATCATCGGACGGCACGCCTCGTGCTGCGCGAGCGTGTACGGCGTCACCTTGCGGATCCGCAGCTTCAGCCCGGACGGCGTCTCGATGATCTTTCTGGTCTTCTGGAGGAGCTCGTCAGCCGTCGTGACTCGATTCTCCGGCTTTCGCTCCTCCTTCCTTTCCTTCTCTCGCACAGACCCCCCTTCCTACGTGATCGGGTTCGAGGTCCAAAGGCTCGGATCCTCCGTGCAGACCACCGTGACTTCGACGGCCTTGTCGTCGCTGTCCGCGTCCGCCTCGAACTCGATCATCTCCTTGCGCGGTCCCTCGTCTTCCGTGATGGGACCGGTGTCGAGCATCACGACGTTCGGCATCTCGATCGTCAGCTTGTAGTAGGTCGATCCCGAGATCAGGGCGCCCGTCGCCGTGAACTTCATGGCGATCCCGGTCGTCTGCCCGGCCAGGAACTCGTCGTAGATGTCGTCGACTCCAAAGACCCCCGTGTCCTGCTCGCCGTAGAGCCGGGAGACGGTGCCCCGCCAGTTGGCGAAGCCCTCTCGGTGCGGCCGGCGGATCGTGAGGGACGACCCGTCGTGAGCCTGCCGGCGTCCGAGTCTCCGATCCCCCTCGAGCGAGAAGTCGTCAAAGTCCAGCGCGACGTATCCGCCACCGACGTCCACCTCGAGTTTCAGATGCTGCGTGAGGGCCGGCAGGTCCGTGACCCAGCTCGGCTCCGGCGCCGACGCCTGCTTCTCCGCGTTCTTCGCCATGAGGCCGAAGATGATCTGGAGCGGGTTCGGATCCGCCACGGCGATCCGCATGGTCGTGAGGTCGACCCCGTAGAGCTCCAGGCTGTTCTGATGACGGAGGAGCTCCATCGTCAGGGAGTGCCCCGGCTCCACGTCGTCCCCGTAGGCGAACTGCCAGGCCGTCGAGGCCACTGGCTCCGTCACGGTCGCGTCCCCGAAGTAGTTGCAGAGGAGCGCGTTCAGTCCGTCGTAGTTGAACTCCATCGTGAGGTTTCCAACCACGTCGGCCACGCCCGCGTGGCGAGCACTTCTGTGGAACCCTGGAGCGTTCCCCCGGCAGAAGATCGCCGACCTCTTGAGCAGCGGCCTCCGGAACTTCACATCCTCTCTGACGACCGGGACCCAGAGATTCGCTTCGCGAGCGACCTCCGTGCCCCACGTCGTCTCTCGTCCCCACCCGAGACCGGCACCTTTTTCTTCCATCCCGTAGGACAGTGCGCGAGCCATTCCACACCCCCCGTCATCCTCATCCCCTAGATCGCCCCGTCCTTGAACCGGTACGGGCAGTTGTACCTGAGCTCGGTCCGCACGATCGGCGTCCCGCTCAGGGACGTGAATCGAACGGACTGCAACACGGTGTCCCAGCAATCGTCGTCGGTTCCGCTGAGCCCACGATGCGGGTCCGCGTCAAGAACCCGAATGATGTCCCGCGCCATGCGCGTCTGATGCTTCAGCCGCTCCTCGACCACCGAGGAACGGTGGAACCCCCAGACGATCAGTGGCACGGAGCACTGATAGCGCTTGTTCGGCAACCTCCTCTCGATGTTCACCGCGGTCGGGAACATGCAGTAGACCGGGAAGGCTGCGAGCTCCCGCGCCTCGACCGCACCGAGAACCACGTCGACCGGACGGTAGTAGTACGTCCCCGAGGAGTCGCCCCGGAGAGAGAGCAGCGTGCGGTGCAGGTTCTCGAGCACGCGCTGGCAAGCGGCCTCCTGCAACATCACGCCTTCTCCTCGGCGACGAACTTCGCAAGCGCGTCCCACCACATGCGGTGAATCTCAGCGAACCGCTCCTCGATCGCCGTCTTGAGCCACTCCTTGCCTTCGATCTTCACGCTCTTCCGAAGGGTGAACATGTGCTTCGTCTTCTTCCCCTCGGTTACGAACGCCTCGAACTCGCCGGCGAGCAGTCCCGGGTGGAACCACATGCCGTGCTCGCCGAACGGATACCAGTCGCTCGGTGCGCTCCTGGCCTGGCCCGTAGCGGTCTTGTTGTGGATGCCAGGGATCCACAGGAACTTCGCCCTCTTCGGCCTGATCGTTCCGCCGAACTCGTGGATCGCGCCGTAGGGCACACGGTCCTGCGAGCCGACGTGAATCCGGAGCTCCTCGCCCGGGCGGCCCTTCTCCACGTTGTGCGCGATGGACCGGCGGAGATCTCCGGACCGCACGTTGAGAAAGCGTCCGGTGACTCCGTACTTAGCCGCGTCCTCAAGCATCGAGCCGATCTGCACCGCCGCAACGCCCACGTGCTTCCACAGCCGCTCCAGCATCTCCCGGTTGTCCACCAGGGACGGGGGGATCCGGAGCTCCGGGATGCGAATTGCGATGCCGCCTTCATCAGACACGGAACCTCGTAAACCTCCGCAGGGTTGCCTTGTCGCGCTCCGTCAGCTCCTCCTGGAGGTACTGGACCGTTCCTCCCTCGAACGTCTCGGAGACCACCTCGTCTCCGAGCCTCTGCCGGCGCTTCCATCTCCGCGCCGCGATCCGCTTCGCGAGCCCGACGATCGACGCGGGCAGCTTCAGGTAGCCGGCCGTCAGCTGCTCCGCTGTGGGGTTCTGGAGGTACGCCGTCACGAACGTGAGGTGTACGTTGTGCTCGCCTCTCGTGAAGGCGTAGCCGTCCCTCGCGTAGAGGAACCGCCCGCGCTGCTCGTCGTTGTCGAAGAGGAGAGACGTCGTCGGAAGCTCCACCGTGTCGTCGTCGTCGAGATAGATGGATGTGACCGACTGAACCGGCCACTCCGGCAAGAGGATCCTCGTGTTCCCGTTCCCGTGGATCCGGAGATCCCACGTGCGCGACACGAAGTGCCGGCCACACCAGTGCTCCAGATCCTCCGTGATCTCGAGGAGGAGCTCCTTGACCGGGTCGTCCTCGTTCGGTTCCGAGAACCCCAGATAGCCCTTCATCTCGGCAACGGTCGGGACGAGGGAGTATTCCAGTCCGGTGTCCGCGCCCATCTACGCCTCCGTCGGTGCGATCGAGAGGATGAAGGTCTCCGTCCGCTTGATCGCATCGTGTGAGCCCACGTTCGTGATCTTCAGCTGGCCCACGTACCTTCCCGCTGTTGCGGTCTCGGCTGCGCTCAGGACGTAGTAGCAGAGCCCTGCGTCGGCGTCCGATAGGGTCACGGCCTGAGCGGTGACGATCTTCGTCTTGGTCTTCTCGTGCCAGACAGTGAGCGTGACGCCGCACTCCTGCTCCGCTGAGTCCCGAAGAACGAGCGGTTCCCAGCCTTCGGCTTCCGAGCCCTCGAGCACGGCGAACTCGAGCGGGAACTTGTCGCCGGCGAAGAGCGAAACTTGTACCTCGGTCCTTGCCACTCAGGCGCCCTCCTCGGTGCGAAGGGTGAGGGTTCTCTTCGCGCAGCCGGCCTTCACGGCACCGTCTTCGACGCGCACGCCGCCGACCACACCCGAATCGACCGCCGCGTGAATGGTGTGCGTCTCGACACGCGCCTCCGCAGCGCCACTCTCGACGCCCGACTTGACGGCCCCGGCCTCGGCCCTCGGAGTGAGGACACCATCGTCCGAGGCGACAGCAACAAGCGGCTCCGTCTCGAGAAGGGTCCCGGTCTGAAGAACGAGCTCGGGATAGAGTCGAATGTCCTCGCCAGCCGGGATCCGAACGCGGAAGCCCGTGTCGGGACCCTGCGACGAGAGGATGAACCGCAGGTCCAGCCGCTGATCGGCGGACTCGTGGGAGAACAGCGTCCGCAGCTGGGTCAGCGTGAGCACGTGCTCGTAGTACTTCCCCACCCCGTCTCCGGCCCACCTGATCCACGGTAGGATGCACAGCAGCCACATGTCCGAAGGGTTCCAGTTCGATCCCGGATTCGGTGCCGTGCACAGAACATTCCCGAAGGCGCCCCAGCCGTACTCGATCCGCAGCGACTCAGAAGGTGTGGGGTATCCCTGGTACAGGTCGATCCCCTCGACGTACCAGCGGAGCGTCCCTGCGGCGATGCTGTCCAGGCTGAGGCCCGACAAGTCGAACCGGAAGTAGCTCCGATAGGCCCTCTCGTACCCGTCCCCGTCGACGGCCACGTAGCCGACGAAGTCCTTGTCCGCGGCGGCGCCACAGGTGAAACCCACATCCTCTCCGCCGACGTAGCGCTCGATGTAGCCCTCATCGAGGAGATCGACTGGCCCGCCGTAGGAGATCCCGCTTCGTCGTCTCAGTTCGGCCATGGCATCACCACCACATCCCGACTTGTACCCGTGAGGGGACTCGATCCAGTCGCGTCGTGAGCCCGCACGGAGGCGGGCACGGCATGGAGTGCACGTAGATCTCGTCCCACGCTACCCATCCCGACTCGCTCACGGGATTAGTAACCCGGAGACCGACAAGCATGCTGTCGATCATCGAGTTTGTGGTTGTCAGATTTGCCGCCGAGTACTTGGTTTGACCGTCAATGTCGATCTGGAAGACCCCGTCCCCAGCGCCGCGGCACTGGCACCAGTTCAGGCGATGCCAAGAGCCCCCCGATACCGTGTCGATCGGCGTGTTGCTCTGGATGATCTCCACGTCGTCTGAGAGAGTTAGGCCGATTCGGTATCCACCAGACACGGCAGCCATGAAGAGCTGAAGCCGAACCGAGGAGTTCCCGCGAGCGTATCCGTATAGAACCTGCCTCACCGGGCTCCCCGACTGGAAGTTGTCCGCGTTGATCTGGCCCTCGAAGTGGAGGCAAGCCTGAACAGGGGGCAGGATCTGTTTAACTGTCATCCAGCCTGCCACGCTGGGTACCGCCACGAGCGCCCTCGTGCCCGAGAACGATGTTAGAAGCGAGTCTCTCAGGATGTTCCCGGTCCCCGTGATGTTGGCGCCCCACCATTCGGAGAGGCCGCCTGGATCTGCGTGTGCCTCAAAGATCCTAGTCTGGGGCGCAGGATAATGGACCGTGCTGTACACGACGTCGTCGTAGTACACGGTGCCGGTGTCGATGTCGCCGAACGAGGCGTCCGCAATCCACCCCACCAGCACACTGTCGACATATGATGTGTCGAGGATCGCCGGCGCATCGTAGAGCGTTTCGCCGTTCACCTTGAAGCGAATCCATCCGTGTGCCGACTGATACATCTCAATCTCGTAGCGGATCCACTCCTTTTTCGGGTAGATGCCCCCATTCGTGGTCGGATAGCCCCCTATGTCGTCGCGAGCCGTCCAGCCAAGCTGGAACGAATCGGAGGATGCTGCATAATGCCACTGAGTTGTGGAGAACAGTCCGATCCCAGACGTGCGAGACGACTGGATGAGCTGCACGGGATGACGATAGGCCCCTGAGCCGACAATGCGGTTCGTGTTGGACCAATACGAGAGGCTCACGAAGGAGCTTCGGTCCGGCTTGAGGAGCGCCGCGCTCGTGCCGTCCGTCGATCCGCACCGATGTCTGGCAGCCCGGGTCCCCCTGTACTTCACAGTCAAAGACGTGTCGCAAAGAGTCCCGGTTCCGGTGACGACCTTCCCTGACCACTGCCCGTAGCCGCCCTCGTAGCCCGTGATGAGCACGTAGTCGCTCCCGGCCTGGGCAGGACAAGCCCACGCGACGGAGAAGACCACGGCGACGATCGTGGAGAGGCGCGGCTTCATCTACGAACCACCTCGTTTCGGGAGCCAGAAGATCCGTAGGTAGGAAAGGCTCTCTGCGGTCGCGACCCCGAACCCCTCAAGTTCGAGCGGCAAGAGCACGGGAAGCGGGACGAAGGATCCCTGTGCCCCCATGTTCATTCCAGGAAACGGGACCACAAGCGTGTCCACGCAGACCGTGTCCGTCGCATTCAGGGTGCTGCAGAGGAACAGCGAGCACGGACCGTCGGCGGCTGTGAACCGAATGAGGTCCCACCCGAACATGCCGCACTTCTCCGGAGGCGAGACCCACGTCGTCGAGTCGGCGTCCAGAGCCGCGAAGTCATAGGCCACCTTGCCCGAACCGCCGCTTTCGATCGCACGTAGCACAGACGGGACAACCCCAACATATTCCGGAGTGATCACGGTGTCCGTACACACATGGAAGCTGTCGAGGTCGATGGTGTACTCAATCAGCGTGTCCAAGACGTCGTAGCACGTGGGAACCGGGGCCCGGCGCGGCGGACTCCCAAAGGAGATCGTGTCCACGTAGGCCGTGTCCGTGCAGACCCAGAAGGAATCGGTCACAACCACCAGCGTGTCGAGCTCGTGGCAGCATGTCGGCATCGTCTCGGTGAAGGCCACCGTGTCCACAGACGCCGTGTCCGTCGTGATGAACGAGCTGTCCCGTGCCGTCGTGTCTGGGACCACGAGCGTGTCGAGTATGTCGCATCCGCTCGGCTTCGGAAGGGCCAGGGACGTGGTGTCCCTGGCCACCGTCGTGTCAGCCGGAGTCGTCAGCAGCTCGTCCAGGATCCGATTGAGCGCTTCGTTCGGCGTGTAGCTGCTCGTCGCAGCGACCTTCTCCACCGACACCCCGGAGACGATCCAGACTACGGCGAGAGCAACCAGAACGGCGCCAGCCCGATAGAGCATCCACCGCCTCTTCACTGCGGTCCTCCTCCCCTCCGCAGTCCGCTGTAGCGCGGATCGCCCGCCTCCGGATGGTTCTGCGGATCCGTTGACGCCCCAGCTGCCCGAGGCGCGACCTCCTCCGGGCTGTCGGTCTCCACGCCGTAGCCCATCTGCAAAATGTCCTCGAGGAAGTCCCCGCACTCCTCGACGGTCTTCACTCTCCCGGCCTTCGCCGAGAACCCGACGCCCCGGAAGTTCCGAATGAAGCGCACGTACTTCGGGGCCCCGACCTTTGCGGGGGCCGGTCCGTCGCCGGGGTCCTTGGCCGCCTTCTTCTTCCGTTGCATCGCTCTTCCCTTCTCATGGGGGAGGGACCGAAGCCCCTCCCCCACAGACTCACATCGCCTCACTAGGCCAGCGTCACCTTGATGAGGCAGTGGATGTACTTGGACGAGGCAGCCGCAGCGTCCTCGTGCCACGTCCAGGCCCTGCGCGCATCGGCGATGAGCGTGTCGGCCTTGTTCAGCGGGTCGTGGAACGTCTCGAGGGCGATGCCCCCCTTCGTTCCCCAAAAGCCCGCCATGCGGTTGACGAGGATCGCCGTGCTGACGTCGTCGACGCCGTCCACGTAGTAACCCTCGTTGTCGATGTCCTCGCGCTGCCACTCGGATACGATGATCGGGATGCCCTCGCACTTCGCCAGCTCGCCCTGAAGGATGGTCGCGGCCGGGCCGAACTTGTCGACCGTCGCCACGTTCGTGTCCTTGATGAGCTTCAGGTACGACATGGGCGAGATGATGCAGGCACACTCCTGCGGGATGACTCCGAACTTCCCGATCGCGGCACGCGCCGCCTGGAGACCAGCGACGGACATGTTGCCGTTGAGCACCGACGTGCCGTTGTTCCCGGCAGCCTCCATGTCCGCGCAGTAGGCCCGGAGCCCGAGCCAACAGGTGCGGATGTCGGTCGCGGCGGTCACGTCGGCATCCTGGTGCGTACCAGCGGTGTCGCCGTTGAGGATCCCGTTCTCGAGCGCGTCGACCATGCCACGACCGAGGTCGTCACGGATCAGGTCCATCACCGCGTCGATCGCATCCTCCTCGGCGTACGAGGAGATCATCGACACCATGTAGTACCCGACGGCCGTGAGGGTCCTCTTCGAGGTGCCCTGATTCGTCAGAGTGATCTCCGAGTAGACGCTGGTCGGCTTCGCGGCGACTTCGGTGCGCTTCAGAGCCTGCACCCTCGTCGTGAGAACCGGGATGTCGAACGGGTTCGTCGGCATGGGGATCTCACGGAACAGCGCGGCGACGGCCAGTTTCAGCCTGTAGGGCTCCAGCCACGTGTTCGCAAGATCCGACGGAACAAACTCCAAGCCCTGTCCGGCGGTCGTGATGTTCCACGGCTTCGTCGAGTCCGCGGCACGCACCGCCTTGTCGAGCTCCTTCGAGAGCGAGAGGAAACGCTGATGTGCCTTGAGCGTCCGGTAGCCTCCGCGCTCGTAGTAGTTCGTCCGGTGAGCCCTCTGCGGGCTTCCGTGGATCAGGTGCTGGATCGCGAGGCGCGAGCCGAGCTCCTGCCACTCACGGATCTGCTTGTTGTCGGTCGGGAGGTTGTACACCTCCTCAACGGTGCGGCCGGCGCAGAGCTGGCGGAGCTCGCCGCTCTGCCCGGACGGGAACACCATCTTGCGGGGGGTCTCGGCCTGCGTCTTGATCGCCGAGTTGAGCAGGCGCATCGCCTCGGCCTCGACCTCGTCCTTCGTCTTGTTCTGGTCCTCCCCGCGCTTCAGAACGTCCTTCACGTCGTGAAGGAGCTTCCCGATCGCATGGAGCTGCTCGGTCGTCGGATCCAAGACCGCGGTCCCGGCTTCGACGGGCGGCTTCTTCTGCGTCTGCTCGCTCGTCGTTCCGCCGTTCGCGGCCTCATCGAAGTACTTCACCGCTTCCCTCCGTACGTCACCACCAGTCTTTCGATCAGATCCGCGGCCTTGCGCGTCGTCGTACGGTCGATTTCAAGCTCTCGTGCTCTCCGTGCAACCTCCTCGATCTCGGCCCGCAACCGTGCGAGCTCATTCGTAAGAGCAGGGTCGGGAGCGGGCACCACCACCCGTCCCATCGAGTCACCACCCGTCGGCCCGATCTCCCGGCCCATGACTTCCTCGAGCTCACGCTCGCTGGGCTCCTCTTCGTCCGCGGCCTTCTGTCCGGGCGGTGGAGGAACCTCCTTGTCGAACTGCTTGTAGTGCCCGGCGAGGTGGCGGTAGACGGCAGCACGGTCCTTGTCGGGGATATTCGCCCCGCCGCGGGCACCGCGGAGCACCGCCATGGCCGCGGCCACGGCACGCCAGACGCACTTCATGTCTTTCGTGTGATGCGGGAGCTTCCGGAGACTCTTGTCCTCGGACTTCCCGCTCAGGTAGTCCTTGTCGATCCAAGAGAACGCCTCGTTGGGGAGCTCGTTCTGTTCCTTGGTCGTGAGGCGCCATGGGGTGTCTTCCGGCGCGAGGTCGGTCTTGTGGGGCTTCAGGGCACCGCGGAGCTCCTCGTCCTCGTCGTCAAGCTCGAACGTCAGCGGGGGCGGTGCCGGCGAGCCGCCAAGAGCGATCCGCACGAGGCCCTGAATCTTCTCCGTCTCGACGTTCGGGTTGGCCCCGACGTGCACGGCGCTGTACTCGGTGAGCGTCGCCGTCCAGATCGTGATGCTCGTCTGATCCTCGCGGATCGGCTCCTCGGCCCAGCCGTCCTTCGGGATCCGGAACCCGACGGACCAGTCCTTCATCACGCCGTCCCGGTACATCCGGAAGACCTCCGAGGCGAACGGATCGAGCATGTCGAACTTCGTCCGTGCCCGGAGGAGCCGCTTCCCCTTCCCGACGTACTGCGGGTAGCCGTCCACCGGGTTCCCGACCGGCTTGTGGCCGCGGAGCAGCTCGATCCCGTGCATCCACAGCACCACGCCCTTGTCCCGGAACCGCGGCAGGCTGTCCTCGAAGGCGCCCGGGGCGATCACGGTGCCGTAGTAGTCCGTCGAGTCGTCCGAGATGATCGACTGAATGACGCCCTTGCTCTTGTCCGCCTCCTCGACCTCGGCACGGAAGTCGCGGAAGAAATCGCGCCTCGCGAGGAACTGCTCCATCGCGGCGATTCTGCCGACGAGGACCTCCGGAGACAGATCGGCCGATGCCTGGTTGTCCACGGTCCCACTCCTCCCCCCTGCGACGACCTTGTCCCAGACACCGGGCCCCACACGGTCGCGCCACGTGATCGGGCTCTTTTTCAGATCCCCGCTCATCCCTCGCCCCTCAGCCTCTTCAGCACCTCCGCCGTGTAGCGGTCGAGGTGCTTGTGGATCACCCGCACGTACCGCGGCGACATGCGGCTCAGCGCACGGTCCCAGCTCACGCGGGACTGCATCAGGTGGTTGCACCACCCGGCGGACTTCTTGTCCTTGGGCGGGCCCGGCAGAAGGTCGCACCGGCACTGAATGTCCTCGTGCGCCTTCCCGGTCCACCCGGGCGCCATGCCGCTCATGATCCGGAACGGCTTGTCTTTCTGAACCGGATCCTTGTGGGAGTCGCTGTCCTCGAGCAGGTGGTTCTTCCGGGTGTTCTTGTCCCGTGCGGAGAGCCACATCTTCGTCGCGAGCGCGTCGGAGACGAGGATCCCCTGGAAGCGCCCGTAGCTCGAGGACTGCCCGATCTCCGTCCGGGCGATCCGATCCGACCAGTAGCGGCTCTTCTTGAAGTCGGCGATCGCGTCCCGCACGCGGGTCCCGATCTGCGTGACGTTCTCGTGCGCTTCAATGCCCGCTTCGAGCGCCTTCCGGATTGGCTCCTTGAAGTCGGACTCGACGACCCACTCCGACCGGTTCAGACCGAACTCGGCGATCGCGTCGACGATCGCAGGATCCGTTGCGACGGAGAAACCGGGCGGCGGCGGGAAGCCGAGAATCTTGATCGTGTCGAGCCCGAACTGGGCAGCCTCGAGCTGGTACGAGAGGAGATCGCCGGCAAGCCCCTTCGCGTGCGGGTCGATCGGCGGAAGGAACTTCGTCGGGTCGATCTCGAGGCGGACGGTCGGGGCACGGACGAGGAGCTCCGCGGGGTCGATAAGCTTCTTCGCCTCCTTCGACTTGACCTTCTCGATCTCCTTCTGCTCCTCCGGCGTCGGACGGTTCCACCACTCGCCGGCGGAGCTGCCGATCGGGAGCAAGGCCATGGGCATGAAGTACTCGTCCCCGCCCTCGTACGGCTCCTTCCCTTCCTCGGACCGGATCTCGTTCGGCGAGGCAAGCCCGTGGGAGATGCGCTCCACCGCACGCTTCACTTTCTCGTTCTCGTCGTCCTGGAGAGCCTTCACATCCGAGAGGTCGTAGCCCAGCCGGAGCTCCGGGTCGTAGGGGCGGAGGAGATCGCGGCGCACGGCCTGGCAGATCTTCCGGAGCCGCGGCTTCATGCCCTCCCAGAAGATCTCCGTCTGCTGGTCCATGTTCGCGTAGTTGGCGTACTCGAGGAGCCCGACGAGAGACGGCGGCACGCCGAAGGCCGAGAGGATCTCCTCGCGTGTCTGCTTCGAGCCCTCGATCCAGTCAGCGTCCTTGGGCGATCTCTCGGTCGGCTGGTACTTGCCACGGACCACGATGCCGAGCCGGTGCCTCCGCTCGGCGCCGGCGTGCTGGTCCTCCCACTTCTGCCGGATCTCCTCGGGCTCCTGACCGGGATCCTCGAGGAACTCGAGCACGCCGCCCGGAGCCGACCCCATGTCGAAGTACTTCGCGTTCCACTCGGCCATGCGGAGAAAGCGGACGAGAGCGAACTTGAGCGCGGTGAGCGAACCCTGCCCGAAGTAGTCGCTCATCGGGTTCCAGTACTTGAAGTGCACGATCTCGTCGCGCTCGTAGGTGACTTCCTTGCCGTACTCGACCGAGTAGATGTACCCGGAGATCTTGGTCTCCGGATCCGGGATCGGCCGCACACGATCGGGCCGGAGGCCCCACAAGCGATTCACGACGACCGACTGCTCCTTCTCTTTCGCCCAGTACATCGAGCCCTGGAGCTCGGCGTGTCCGAGCGTCTCCTCGACGAGGTCTTGGAATGACTGCTCGGGATTCGGGTCCTTGAACAGCGGCAGTAGGGGATGGTCGGAGACTTCCTTGCGGTTGCGATCGTCTCCGTCGATCGGGCGGTACAGGTACCACCGCAGACCCGACCCGTGACTCACGATCTGGAAGAGCGCGGCGTAGACCCACGAGACGACCTGGTACACCTGGCCGTAGGTCTTCAGCTGCTCCTCGGGATCCATCGACTTGTCGGTCCGCTTCCGTGCGGCCTGGTAGAGGAGCCCCGAGAAGCGGCTCGAGCGTATCAGGTACCGGAACATCCCCATGTGAACGGACTCGACCATGCGGTCACGTCTCGATCGGAGCGCGGCTACAACGCCCATCAGTACACTCCCGCCCTTACGCGCCGGCTCATCAGGTTGGCGATCATCAGGGCCATGACACAGTCGTCGTGCATTCCTTCCGGTGCTTCATACCGTTCGCGATCCGACGGCAAGCGCGTCGCCTGGTACGCGAGGAGCTCGGCGATCTGAATCGGATCGTTGAGGATCTGCAGGTCGCGTCGCTCGAGCGCGAGCGCCAGTGAGTCAACCGCTTCCTTCTTGCTCGCGTGCGTTGTCTCGAAGGGAAAGACAGGGAGCCCTTCCTTGCGGAGTCTCTCGACGATCGGGCGGCCCATCGCGTTCGATTCGGCGACGATCTGGTAGCGTCCGCGGGAATCGCCGCTGCCGCGGAACCTCTCGCAGAGAGCACGCAGCCGCACCAGCTGGAGCTCGTAGTCCGTGCGGACCATCCGGTCCAGCTGCACCTGCTCACGGAGCGTGCTGTTGATCGTGGTGAAGACTGTCGCGTCGCCGGTGCGCCCCCAGTCGACACCGGTCACGTACTGATGCCCCTCGATCGCACGCTCCTGCCTGGTTGCCGTCGCCGACTCGCGCACGTTCCGGAAGAGCAATCCGCCGTCCTCGAGGAACTGGGCTTCGACCTCTTGCAGCCTCACGCGCTCCGGCATGTCCCGGACGAGGTCCTCGATCTCTTGGCGCGATAGGTAGGGGTTCGACGAGGAGGGGAAGTTGAACGCGGCCCAGTCGCTCTCGCCGCGATGGACCGGGCACGCCGCACAGTCTCCTGAGCACTGCGTCGAGGAGACGTGGAGCTTCCAGAACCAGTTGTGGCCGTTCGGCGTCGAGAAAAAGATCGCTCGCCCAAGTCGGTCCATGAGTGCGGAGCGTACCACATGCCAGCAGCGCTCACGGGCAAACGCTGCCTCGTCGAAGACCGCGAGGTCGAGGTCGGGACCGCGGAGGGTGTTCGGGTCGTCGCCGCTCCGCACCTGGACAAGCCCGCCGCCCGGTAGATAGACGTCGCGCTCCGTCTGGTTCACCCGAACGCCCGGGATGGACGAGCAGACCTCCCGGATTGGATCCCAGCCCTCACGCGCACGCTTGTAGTCCGGAGCGATCCACCAGGCGCGGCCGCCGATCGACCCGGTGTCGACACTCTCCCCACAACCCAGTGTGGTCTTGCCCCAGCGCTTCCCGCAGGCGACGACCTTGAAGCGCGCCGGGCACCCGTGGACGAGTGCCTGCCCAGGGTGCGGGTGCATCCGGATCTCAACCGTCTTCTGCATCGCCGCCTCCCGCCCTCGATCTCCAGTCCACGACCACTCGGAGCTCGTCTTTCAATTCCACCTCGTGCTTCTCCTTGAGCTCTCCGCGGAGCTGGAAGAAGAGCCGACGGTCCGCCGCACCCTGAGCGCCGGGCAGAAGAGCGCTTTCGATGTTGGCTCGGATAACCGCCGGCCTGAACTCGTCGGAGATGAGGTTGGTGAGGCGTGCCCGTTCTTCAGCCCAACCGGGCAGATCGTGCCAGGAGCAGAGTGTCGATCGAGCGACTCCGACCTCCTCGGCAATCTGCTGCTGGGTCTTCCGCTGGGTGCCGAAGTTAACGGCCTCGATCTCAAGCGCCTTGCGCTGGCGTGGTGTCCATGAGGTACCGGCCCTGCTGTCTGGTTTCGTCCTTCGACGCGCCACACGGACTCACCCCCTCTACCCTTTAGCGGAGTTCGTTACCGCTCGGCGGGAGGGCGTCTTGGTTAAGCGATGTTTCGGCGCGGGGTTAGAGCTGTTGCTAGGCGCTCTTTTGTGCACGCACCTTGGTCACGACCCGGTAGAGGATGGAGCGGACGGCACGTGGAGAGCGGTTGGTGAAGCGGGCGATCTGCTCGAGCGTGAAGCCGGCAACCAAGAGGCGGATTGCCTCCCCCTGCGGCTCGGAGAGTTTCACGCCGCCGATCTGCAGGTGTCGCTCGTCGGCGGCTGCCAGGTTGTAGGGGATCTCGTCGAACAGAACCGTGTTCGGAAGCGGGCGGAGCTTCGACAGGACCTTGAGAACATCGTCGCAGAGCGCCTCACACTGCTCGCGCATCGGACAGTTGCGGCACAGCAATCACAGGACCTCACTCGACTGGACAAGGCGGATTCCTCGTGCGACGCGGCGTTCGCGCCGGATGTAGCCCTTGCGTTCGAGCGCGGTGAGGTAGCCGAGCGCGGCCGAGCGGGTGACTCCGAACTTGTCGGCGAGCTCGCGTAGGGTCGGAGGGTAGCCGCCATGCAGGATCTGTCCGTGGAGGTAAGCCAAGACCTCCCGCTGCCGAGCCGTGAGCCCCTTCACTCCTCGTCCTCGTCGACCACCCGAACGTGATCCATGTGCACGTGGTGGAGGCGCCCGTAGTCGTCCCCGAGGAGCAGGATGAGATCGCGGCGCCAGGAGTTGAGGTTGTCGATTCTGCCGCGAACGCGGTAGGACTTCCCGGGCGTCCAGCGGCCCCGGAGGAAGGCACGGTCGGCGGAGGAAGTCGGGTCCTCCTCGACGAGAACCCAGTGGATATCGTAGTCGCCGGAAGAGACCGCTGGCGGTGGATAGGGGGAGCGCGAGGACTGGAGGGCACGGTCGAGCCGGCGGATGTAGGGGGGCTTCTGCTTCGCCTTGCTCATCTGCCGACCTCGCTTATCGAGTTATCGTCCGATATGTCAACCGCTTGAGTGGGGACTGTTCCCCTGGCAAACGGATCAGGCAGGTTTTCGGGCGGTGCGAAGGCACGAGGGTCCTCCGCCTTGCGGCGCTGCCAGTCGCGTGCCTTCGCGAGAGCAGGGCTCACGGAAGGCTCCGCGGGCTTCCGGCGGATGGGGACCACCGTCCCGTTCTTCCGGGCCCACTCCGCCGCGGGGTAAGCTCTGCCGCAGCCCTTGTCGGCCCGTGGGCAGAACCACTCGTCCTTGGACGGGCTCCACACCAGGCGCTTCATGCAGATCACGCCCCCCGGGAGGGCGTTCGGGCAGAGAGGGGGAGGCTCCTCCCGCTCGGCAGGCTGGCGTCCGACAGCGGGGGTCTTCGTGAGCTCCCCCTCCCCTGTTTTTTTTTCTTCAGGGGGGGAGTTATCCACCGCCGGCTGGCACGGTGGTTGCTCCTTCTCCCCCTTCTCTTGTTTCTCTTCTTTCTCTTCTACTAATTCAGGGCGAACGCTCGACGAACGTTCGACGAGTGATCGACGAGCGCTCGACGAACGGGGCGGCGGCGGGATAATGCTGTCGGAGGGACGGTCCACCTTCTGGTAGCGTTTCCAATGGGTTAGAGAATAGAACCGGGAGCCGTCATCGGCCTGGTAGAACGCGACGTTCATGTGGTCGGAGACTTCCTCGCAGAAGCGCTCGATCTCACCGGTCGGAAGTGAGGCACCTGGAAAGATTTTGGCCTTTAGGCTCTTCTCCGAGGCGATGCCCCTGCCGTAGTCGTCCGCGTGGGAGATCAGGCCGATGAAAAAGAGCTTTGCGGAAACGGAGAGCTCGAGGAACCCCTCGTCCGTCCAGATTCCGGGATCGAGCATCCGCTTCCGGCTCAACGTCTCCCCTCGAAACAGGCGGGGCGGGGCGCCTCCGTAGCCCAGTCTCTACGTCGGCCCCCGCCCCTGGCTCCCAGACAGGCGGTTGTGGGCAGAAGCGCGGATCTTCCTGGAACGGAATGGAGAAGAAGATGCCCGCTGGGTAGCCGTCCTGTGAACCGACAGATACAAGTAGGTCCTCAAAGAAACCGCCTAACTTGCTCAGTTTGGCCAGTTTACCGTCTATGGATTATGCGACAGTCGCTCGTTCCGTCCGCCTGTGGACAAGTTCCATCGCATCATCCTGCTCACCCGCGCCGGTGGAAACGCCCCGCCCGCCCAATGGTGGACTCCCCTCGATCAAAACCTCTTTCTCGGAGTCTTCCGGGACGTCCTCGGATGCCGGGATGCCCGAACGGCTGACAATCCTCACGTGCCCCTTCCTGAGCTGGGCGATCCCGAAGTCAAGAAGCAGCCTCGCGAGTGCCACCTTCGACATCCCGATCCCCGACGCCTCGGCCGCGAGACCTTCATCGGTCTCCCTTCGGATCTGCCACGTCACTGTGGAAAGATCCTTGGCGTTCGCTGCGTCTGCCATGGCTAACCTCCTACCGACACTGTAACCGCCGCGGTTGCGCTTGTCAAGCAGAAAAACAACGGAAACCCTTGTTTTCTACAACGTCTTGATTCTAGGGCAGTTGCAAGATAGTTCGGAAATACGCCGAAAACACACTTGACAAACAACTAAAGGGATGGTAGATTGATTGCGACATTGCGAGGTGCGGCGGGTCGGGAGCCGCCCGGAAGGAGGGACGCATGGACAAGATCGTACTCACTCGATCCGACTTCGAGGAGCGGAACGGCCGCCTTGAGTACAGCGGCACGCTCGATCTAGCAACCACGATCGAGGCCTCCGTTGAGATCGACAAGGACCTTGGTGTCGTCTGGTTCCAGCGCCTGTTCGTGCGAGGCTCGATCCGAGCGCTCGCGGGCTCGAGCATCTCGGCGGGCGAGGGCATCTCGGCGGGCTGGGGCATCTCGGCGTGCTGGGGCATCTCGGCGGGCGGGGGCATCTCGGCGGGCGAGGGCATCTCGGCGGGCGGGGGCATCTCGGCGGGCGGGGGCATCTCGGCGGGCGGGGGCATCTCGGCGGGCGGGGGCATC